TTCGGGTCTCTTAACAATGGTGCTGACGTGTTTCCCCCGGATGATCTTAAGGACTGATCTCAATTTCCCCTTATGTTTCTTGTTAGGCAGGTTTCAGGTTCCGGCCGATGGTGCACGCGCTTGCACGCATAGAGTTGTTCAGGCGAACTCCACGCCCATCTGTTTGTTAGGCCAACAGGCATATCCTCAACATCCCACTCGCACTTGTAACCTGCGTAGTGGTGATAAGTCTCAGCCGGGATCTCCAAATCCACATCCAACCGATCAATACAGGCAGAATAACGCTCCGCATGTTCATACCAAAGAGCTGGCAGAATCATGGGGAAACTCCAATGATCTAAAGGTTGGATCCCGTTAAGGGATCTGAGATAGCTTTCTATGGACAGCTGTATCTCGATGGAAATACCATAGAGGTTTTCAACAAGGATCCGCGTGTTCCTAGGCGGGACCTTGTGTGGTATGTACCCACACTCCATGGCGGACAGTATTTTCTCACGCGTGTATGAGTCATACAGTCCTTTTCGGTACAAGAGTGCCCTGGCTTTATGCCGTTCGCGGGTCGTCACTCTTATCCCATACCAGCCTAATGCAGCTACTATGGGACAACCGGGATATTGATATGCTATGGACAGCGCCTTACAACGCAGCAATGCACGCAATTTGTTCGAACGCGCGCGCGCATACTGACGTTGTGCCCACCCAAAGTTAGTTAAAACCTTGCGAGGGTCCGTGACATTGACTTGGTCTTCAGGATCGAAGACAAGGCCACAGAAGGATGCGGTAGAGATGGTGTCATGCACCTCCGCCTTAATAATTAAGCCCAAACGGGCAAAATCCGCTGCGGTCGGGGGTTTTCCGACCATGGTAAAGAGACCATCGTCTCCTTCAACCACTCCCCTCACCTTTCGGCACCCGTGCTTTCGACACACGAATTCCATAAGCATCAGGTTTGAAAACCCGTTGCCAAGTGAGGTGCACATCTCGCCAGACATTCTTGTGGCCTCCACAGCCACTTTGAAGTCCTTAAAGACACACAAATTGAGGCCACCCAGTACTTCACGTACCAGGCGCATGAAGTCCCCCCCATCGGGTAGGTGCTTCGTCATATATGAGTATAGCTCAAACTCACACGCCTCCATCAACTTACGCCCAAACAGACTCTCAAAAGCCGTATAGTCTGTGGCGAAATATTTGGCTCCCTCACGGCGCAGTAACCCCATTATATATGCGGGCCGATCTGCGACAGGAACATGCTTAATGAAGGCCTCATATTTATAGACCTTTTCCTCAATAAGTTTAAAGATGGGTCCCACAGCACATTTAAATTGATCTGACCGGGAATTGATGGCCCGGGCGTGCTTGTAGGTTGGATAATCCTCATCTTTCATGAAAGAGCTGCATCTGAAGTAGCGGTGGGATTTATCTGGATCCCACATGCTTCCTACGCCATCCCAACAAACCTGGAGCTCTTTGCGCCGCCAGTCGGGGTAATCGGTGTGAGAGAGCCAAGTCTCAACGCTCACATCGCTATCGGCAGCTAAGGGGACAAATAGCTGCCTGCATCTGCTTCTGACATGCCTGCGAAACTCTTTCAACAGTGCATCCTCAGCAACAGGCGGTTTTCTCAAAAACCTATGTCTCACCCCAGCGATAGTGGTATCGGGATCCAGTGGGTCAGCATGTGGTCGGACCGCTCCTTTCACATGCACACCCAACGATATCTGGACAACGGGCCGTTTCGCCAACGGCACTTGACGCGGCTTTGAAATCACCGCTGACTCTTTAATGCCCGAAAGACCGAGCTCCGGAGTCACCGCGATAGGGTCCATCGGATTCTCGCCGACCCTATACCCGCGGGTATACCACCTTAGTCCGCCAATCACGCTGGGGCGGGTCAGAAATCCTGAACGGCGCGCTGGCGGGTCTGATGCCACAACGCCAACGCAACCTTCTTAGTGTTTCCCGCCACATCATCACCCTGTTGGTATTTGTCACGATCGACATTTACGGTGTGTGTGGTCTTCAGCGCTGCCGCCAATCTATCTGAGACGACCAAGGCATCGTCCGCCATCATGATCTTCGGGGTAGTGACCTGTGATAGCAACTCATGTGATATGAGGAGATAGTCGGGAACTCCAGTAAGTTCCTCGAAACTGTTGCGGTTGATTAGGATCCCATTTAATGTCTTACGGCAAGCAATCACGCTATACCTGGGATCGACATGTTTAAGTTCTCTAAGTGACATATCATCGGCGCGCCTGTCGAGATCGTCCCACTCTTCTTGGGTAACGGCTGAGTAACTTATTGTGATGCGTTTACTGAAAATCGACCTGTACCCACGCTTGGCACAGACGTAGCGGTCGAGGAAAACCGCGGCTACTTGGTATACTGCCATGGCGATCACAAACCACCAGGCACCGAGTATGTCGAATGCTTCTTCGACTACAGCCATATATCCAACGAAAAGAAACGGGAACACGACAGTCATCAAAATGAACAATGTCAATGCTCTACCAGAGTCTTCCTCATACTGACACAGGAAATTCTTCTGCTTTTCGTCATTCTTTGTCGAAATAGCATTCCTGTGGAGGCCTAATTTTTCTTCAGCCTGTTTAAGGTTATCAGTAACCGATGTAAGATCACGACGAAGGTGCATATTTACTTCCTCCTGTTCGTCTGTCTTTAGGACTTGCTCGCGGAGTGCGTCTTTGAGGCCATCTTGCTGGCTGACTGCATCTCTAGCGGCTACCGCGACGGCTTTATCTCCGCCTCGGGCAGGGCCCCCTCGTTTTCCTGCTTTCTTGCTCCTGGGATTTCCGGACTTGTGGGTCCTGGGAGAATGATCCAGAGGAGGATTGTTGGGTCGGGGTCCACCATGTGGTGACTTCTTCCCACTCCCAACGGTCGCGTTTTGGCTCTTCGATCGCCACTCGGCCCGACCTGACATGGCGCCACCACGTGGTTGACCAACTGTCTCCGGTTCGTCCTTGCATTTTTCTTTTCCCTTCTTACTCATACGAGTTTGAATGGTAAGGATCTATGGGGCAGGTTTATTGCTTGCGCTCACCTGGTGACCTATAGTCCGGGAAAGTCCTGTAAGGCTCGCTAGTACAAAGTACTATCGCAACTGTCTTTTAAGGGGGGTGGAAAGTCCCCCAAGCTACAGTTGCACT